ATCCCCATTTCAATGAGGTGGTACCATCGTGGCCATTGATGCCGGTGATGTATCCCTCAACTTTGGAACGGTTCTGACCGATCCCCTGGAGGGCGTTGCCGGTAGCCAGCTGGAGGTAAACTTTCCCGCCACCGTTGAACTCACCACCGGAGTGGATAGTGAAACCGGTGCGTTCACCGATTCGGATGACAAGCTCAGCCAGCTCGCTGTTCTGGTAGGGTGTATACCCGTCCTTACATGTGGTGAAGGCTTTGTTGTTGTCATCTCTGACAACTGCTAGGAAAGGGGTTTCTGTGCCATCCTGGAGGATCAAAGGTTGCTTCGATACTGTCCATCGTAGTTCAAAACGATCGAGGAGTTCAGCGACTCTGTCAGCGTTGGCGGGGTCTTGCAGTTTAAGCCCTGCGAAGGCGGCATTCAAAATGTCTTGCATGATGTATAGATTTGGTGAAGAGCGAAGGCGGGCATGCCGTCATGGGCTTCCCGCTTCATCGCTTTCGGCTTTTGAAGCCTCGTCAGTTCACCTTTATTCGCAGCACAGCTCCCAGGGTTGCAGATCCTGGAGACTTGATTCATCCACGCCAATAGATTGCAGGATGAAGGCGGCTAATTTTCTTCGCACACTGGCCAGTTTCAGATCGTTCGATCCTATTGCATTTGCCACGTCTGAGCCTCTCATGCCCAGGACACGGAAGCAGAATTTCGCATCCTGGCCCAAGTAGAAGTTTCCATACTTAGAAACCAGGGTCCAGTCATGGCCGAAGCCGTAAGCGTTGGGAGTTGACTCGATAATTGGTTTAATCTGTTTCATGTTGTCGTGTTTTGATGAGGAACTGCTCCGGTCACGATCCGGATGCCATCGGTATGGGGCAGTTCGGGGGTATCTCTCGATAATAGAGAGTTACATACAGTAAGGGTCTTGGAGTGCTCCAACTATAGCAGCTGCAATAAGTAGGACAACGATAAGTTTGATGATCGATTTCATGGTTTCTTCGGTTTAAGTGCGTTAATAAAAATGATGGTGGCGAAAAGAACGCCAGCGAACGTGGTGTAGACTATCATAGCTGAGGATTTTCGAATAGGTCCGCAAGTTCTGTGAAGTCGATCGCACTCTTGCCGTTGACCCATTTGGTGAAGAAAAGTGCACTGTTGATTGACATCTCAGTCACTGAGTGCTTGTCTTTGAGCTCCATCTCTACCCGGCTAACGGTGTAGGGGAAGTGCTTGTTGAAGTGGTTCATTTGGTCGATGACCTGGGGGCGGAGGCGTTGGTAAAGGGTCTTCATGTTTTGTGTGGTTTGTGGGGTATTGCTACCCCCGATTGTTAAAAAATAGTTTTTACTTGTTCTATACATATTGAGAAACTCTCATCGTCACCCCGATAGTCGATACCGTCTTCACATCTTGTCATAACATCATCCCAATTTTTTTCTATTCGGACTATTTTATCAAGATTTTCTTCTACCCAATCAAGAATCTTTTCGTTGGATGCATCTTGAGAGAAGAATACATTGAAGTTCAACTGCTTATCACTTGTTATTGTTTTCATTGTTTTAAGTTTTAATTTGTTTTAAGTTTTGATGAGGAACTGCCATTGGAGTCGAACCAATGTGAAGACCATCGCAGTTCGGGGGTGTTATTTTTGGTATACAAAAACCATTGCAACTTGCCTTAACGATCCGTTTTCATCGTCAAAAAATGGCTTTGCAATTTGATTTCCATATTGGTCATTGTATAGGACCAGATAATAGTCAAGCTCTTTAGTCATAATGTGTGTTTTTTGTTGTTAGAAAATAGGATGATAAGGTGATGTGTTAGGTGTTTCGTCCTTCCGGGACTCATCGGCACGGACAATTTATCCGTGGACACCATCTCACCCCCTGGCCTCAAGACCACGCTAACCAGGTGATAAATCGACCTGGGTGCGAGGGGCGGGTTACTTGCTTCTCTAACTGGTTTGACTTGATGATCACCGGTGGACATTTTACAACGTAGGGTGAACCTTGGTGGGTTGCCGTGGGGCAGAGCCGTGTTGGGGGCCGGGGAGGCCGCATCTACATTCCTGGGCTAGAGGCTTTCACAACAATCTTTTCAAAGAGCGATGCGGTGTTTTCCGCATTTGTTGACACAAATATAACGGTTTCGGATAACCGCTTCCAAATTTATTTTCAGTGCTAAACAGATTTAGCAGGCTGAAATGCAGGCCAGGAGCCAACGAAAACGTTTTCGTAAATTGTCATTTGCATGAATTTTTCTAAAAACATCATGCAGGGTTACGATATTGAAATTTATCGACTGAATGCACGATAGTGCATGCGGATGCACTTATGCATGACATCTCACGCAATTACGGATATGCATCACCGTAATGTGCAATAAAGTGCACAACCGGGTGTGCAAATTGTATAGGATAACGGAAAAGGGGCCAGCTCGGGGGACTACTTTAACCGCTGATATACTAAATACCGCCTAACACTCTGTAGGTAGTCTTTACCCCTATAAGAAAGAGAATACTTCGTACCGATCCGCTCAATCAACCCAACCTCAAGTAACCAATTACACGCATGGTGAACAGTCACATAAGCAGCAGGATGCTTGAACCGCTGAAGATGACGATGGATGGCAGTCTTCCCAGGGAGAAAGGGTGAGTTCTTGATCACATACAACACAGTCAACTCAGACTCCCGGAGGGTGCGAATACCCAATCGCCTGGAGGCAATATCCATCGAGCGGGGCAGCATGTACAGTATCTTCTCAATCTTCATATGTAGAGCCAGGCTGACTGCCTGGAATGTTGTGAGTTGTAAGACGGAAGGAAAGGAAGGGGGGTTGTTGTGCCTCTGTACTAACGGAGACGCACACCCGCCCCAGCCTCCGGCCTTCCTAGTTTCCACAGGTTTCCGTTTCCCTTTCGATCAGCACAGTTTTCTGTTTCCCTCCACGGGATCGGGATGTAAATCGTTGGGCCTCAGGTCTTTTTGCTTTTTGGGTTGACAGTGATGTACTGTCTTTCTGTGCCGATTTTCGATTTGCGAATCCCGAAATCAGGCCCCACCCGGTCCCGGATCCCGGTTCCCATCCTGGCCCAGGCCCAGCCGTTTGTAGTATATTACCCCCACTCCTCGCCCACATACACACCACATTCCAACCATCTATCAAACCCTCGCTTTTTTGAATGGCCCTGTGAGTTCATTACAGGCGATTCTAGACCGCTTCTTTACCTGTCGATATATCACTTCCAGGTTTGGTAGTCAGGACAGGATTCGAACCTGTGTCAATGCGGAGAGCGACTCCACAGCGTCACCATTGCGCCACCTGACTAACGCCAGTCTTTCCCGGCTGTCATTGGAAAAAATCTATACAAAGATAAACGGCATACTCTCTATTTTATTTTGTTTTCCGCAGACGTTAATAACTTAAAAATTGTATTAGAGAGTTTTTTAGCTTTGTCTTCTGGTTCCACCTGCTAGGGTTGGGGATCCAGTCAAAACCCCAAGCTAGGTTTATCCCGAGGACGGGAATGTTTAAGCTGATAGCAGGAGCGACAGAGATCATACTCTCTGACCGAAAGGTAGCTATGGCCCGGGGCGTGAGGTGCTCAATGGGGATAGTTTATTCGAATTGGGTACTTCCCTTTTAAGCGAAGCTTTACCCGAACATGAAATAACTCATAAGGATAGTATTCTTAAAGCTCTTTAATGAGAAATGCCAGAAGCTTTAGACTGGAGGCAAAGCAGGATTCGGATCTGATCTGTAGACTTGAAGCTATCCGTCTGTTCTCTATCCATCCCATCTATAGAGCTGTACTCACAGAACAGCATTACCCTGATGACCCCAAAGTTGAATTTAGGGTTGACCTGGTACTCATCAACAGGATTACTGGCGAACACGAACATAACCTGGAAGTGGAGATGAAGCGTTCCTGGGTGGACCAGTTCCCCTTCCGTGACATCCAGTTCCTCCCCCGAAAGAAGGAGAAATGGGATGACCCCAGGTTTACCTATGGCAAACCCACCCACTGGATACTGTTCAACCGGGATGCATCCCAGCACCTTGTTGTTTTTGATCATGTAATTCGGGATATATCCGAACTGCGTATGGTGAATTGCCAGGTTCGGGGGTTGGAAGAGCTCTACTGTATACCTCTTGAATACGCCCTTTTTAACTACCTGTAGTATGGAACAATGGAGGAGTATACCTGGGCTTGGCGGTAAATATAAGTGTAGTAGTTATGGGAGGATAGCAGTGGAATTTAAGAAGTTTTGCAGGATTACCAATGGTACTATCGGGAATCGTGGATACATGGTTCTTTATTTGGCTAGTGGTAAAAGAAAAAGGGTGCACAGATTGGTTGGTGAGCTGTTTATCGATAAACCTATGGGTAAAGACCAAATAAACCATAAAGACTTTAATAAACAAAACAACCATGTCGACAATCTTGAATGGGTTACACTATTAGAAAATCTTGCACATGCACATAGAGCTGGAAGACTTGGCAGGGGAAGGAAGATATGAAAAAGCATACAAGGATTTACTTTGAATACTTTGGATATGGCGCAGAAGATTTTATCCCTTGTGAACTCTGTGGCTCCCGAGCTGTCGACATTCATCATATTGATTGCCGGGGTATGGGTGGCGGCAAAACTAAAGACAAGATCGAAAATCTAATGGCACTCTGTAGAGCGTGTCATCTAAAGTATGGCGATAAAAAACAACATATTGATTACTTAAAATCCGTACACAATGAAAGACTCTAAAACCCTGGAGAGGATTGCCCTCCTCCACCCTAAACTCCGTGAAGAGGCAACCGAGATATATGAAGAGATATGTAAGCGACTTACCGGCAAAGCCATGTGCCGCTTTTCTTTCACCCTTCGAACTTTCGCTGAGCAGGATGCACTCTTCGCTCAAGGCAGGACCAAACCAGGCAAGGTAGTCACCAAGGCCAAAGGCGGACTGTCCATGCACAATTATGGATTGGCGATTGATGTAGTACTCCTGCTCGACCGTGATGGCGATGGTATATTCACCGAAGCTTCCTGGGACACCAAAGGTGATTACGATGCAGATGGTGTAGCTGACTGGATGGAGATCGTCCAGGTGTTCAAAGAGCACGGATGGGAATGGGGCGGGGACTGGAAGTTCTATGACGCTCCCCACTTCCAGAAGACCTTTGGTAAATCAGTTCGTGATTTGCTCGCTCTATACAACGCCAAGAAGGTAGATGCAAACAACTACGTACTTATTTAACTTTATATTAGATTTATACTATATATTTTAGCGGCATGATTTTACTTATAATCTCGCTGCTATTTTTTAAGACTACCCAATCCATACCCACCCCTGCTGGATACACGAGAGTTCAGACAGATGGATTCGGATCTTATCTGAGGAACATCGCCCTCAAACAAGACAACACAGTTTATCTCTACAACGGAGAGAAGAAAGCCAACCAGTCCGCACAGTACGCAGTGATGGATGTATCGGTTGGTGGTCAAGATCTCCAGCAGTGTGCTGACGCTGTCATGCGACTTAGAGCAGAATACTTGTTCTCTGTTCGCAAACAGATATCATTCCGCACCGTGAACGGGAATTACTTCCCCTTCCACGGGACTGCACACGGCCATCTGACCAAATACCTGGATGTGGTATTCAAGACCTGCAACTCCTATAGCCTGGAGCAGCAGATGAAGCCCATCCCGGTTAAGGACATCAAGATCGGTGACGTACTGATCAAGGGTGGATTCCCTGGCCATGTGGTGATTGTTGTGGACATGGCCGTTAACGCCAAAGGACAGAAAGTAATGATGCTAGCGCAAAGCTATATGCCAGCCCAGGATATTCATATTTTGAAAGGGCCTGACGGCCCATGGTATCCTGTACAGGAAGGAGTGATTGAAACCCCCGAGTGGACCTTCTACTCCAACCAGGCCAGAACTTGGTAGTTTTTTTGAAAGTACCCCCTGCTATTCCTAGCGGGGCTTTT